ACACAGGTTAAGTCTGTTGTTAAAGAAGCAAAGTTCTTTGATGATAATGAAGTGTGTCCTACATGTGACCAAGACATAGGTGATGAACTGCGCAACAGTAAAAAGTCTGCTGCGAATGAACGTGCACGTGAACTTCAGAAACTCATGGTTCAGGCGGATGCTCAGTTGAGTGATTACCAAACCCAGATCGATAAACTCGAAGAAGACATGGCAGATCTGTTGCATAAACAAAATCTTATGAACAATAATATGCAGTTAATCGCTCGTCTAACTCAGAACGTCCAGAAGATCCAGAATGATCTCGCAGATATGGCTGACAGTTCTGGTGATATGTCACAGGCAAACAAAGATCTCAACAACCTTGATGAAGAGTTACATACACTAAACGACACCAAGTACACTCTCAATGAGAAGTCTTCGTACAATCGTGTTGCGTCTGAACTGCTTCGCGACACGGGTATCAAGACCAAGATCATCAAACAGTATATTCCGGTCATCAACGAACTCACCAACAAGTATCTACAGACGCTGGACTTCTTCGTTCACTTTGAGTTGGATGAGAGTTTCAACGAGACCATCCGATCGCGTTACCGTGACACTTTCTCCTACGACTCGTTTTCAGAAGGTGAGAAACAACGCATCGACCTATCCTTACTCTTCACTTGGAGACACATTGCCAAGATGAAGAACTCCGTATCAACCAACCTGTTGATCCTAGATGAGACATTTGATTCGTCTCTCGATGGTGAGGGCGTCGACAACCTAATGAAGATCATTGACACTCTCAAGGAAGACACCAACGTATTTGTAATCTCTCACAAGACCGAACTGGAGGACGCCCACTTCGAACGCAAACTGTCGTTCGTTAAGGACAAAAACTTTAGTCGAATGCGAGATATTACTTGACACTGACTGGATATTGTTGTATAATGTCCCACATATTAACTGAGGAATCCACATGGAACTATCAACCAGAACTGTCGAGATCCTACGAAACTTCTCGACGATTAATCAAAACATCGTAGTCAATGGCGGCAACGTCATCAAGACTATGTCTATCGCAAAGAACATTGTCTCTCAAGCAGAGATTGATGAAACCTTTCCTAGTTCATTCGGTATCTACGATCTGTCGGAGTTTTTGTCGGTGTTGTCCCTTGTAGACAATCCTTCAATCGAGTTTGGTGAAAACTTCTGTACCGTATCAGACGGCAGTGGTCTTTCCTCAGTTCGTTATTTCTACTCAGATCCAGAGATGCTTTCTGCACCTAAGAAAGAGATCATCATGCCTGAGTGTGAGGTCAGATTTCTACTCACTAACGAAACCCTAAGTAAGATCAAACGTGCATCGTCTGCATTGGGTTATGATGAAATTTCAATTAGTCCCGATGGAAACGCTGTACGTATTGATGTCGTTGATATTAACAATACGACTTCAAATTCATACTCAATTCAAGTTGAAGGTCAGTTCCCAGAGGATGCAGATTTCAAATTTGTTATTGGGGTAAATAACCTGAAATTGTTGGGTGATGATTATGAGGTTTCGATTTCAACTAAGTTGATTTCTAGTTTCCGATCAACATCTGGCAAAACCGAATACTTTATTGCACTTGAAAAGTCATCAACATACGGAGCATAAAATGACTGAAGACCAAGCTACATTTTACGACCTCGCAAACCGCGTTGCCCGTTCATGTGTCGCAGTAGTTGATACTGTTGTAACACGTGGTGGGTTCAAAGGTGAGGAACTTACAACTATCGGACAACTACGTGACCAAGCAATTCAAGTGGTTGCGTTGTACGAGAAGTTGGCAAAAGAACACGCAGAGTCAGCCGCAGAAGAAGACTCTGAGTAAACCCTTTGGGGCGGTGGGTAACTTCTCTTTCACCGCGAATACTTTATTATGATCCACCCATCGCCCCGTTTTTTATGAAACTGTATGATCCCCTAATCGCAAAAGAGACCTCAATCCATGTTGCACTTGGGACGGTCATCAACTATCCACTTAACATTTTCTATACATGGTTAGCAGTTGTTAAGTGGGGTATCACGGACCCTATAACTTTGTCCACCATTCTTACTGTCGGAATATCCTTCGTAGCGTTCACTCGCATATACATAGTAAGGACTCTTACAGAAAGACGTAAGACCAAACTTAATAAAGATATGCCGCTATAGCTCAGCCGGTAGAGCAACTGACTTGTAATCAGTAGGTCCGGAGTTCGATTCTTCGTGGCGGCACCACTTTGGAGACACCGTGAATTTATCTACTCAGGTATCAGACGCATTTGCTCGGTCTATGACTGCGTTCTTCCGTCTGTTTGCAGATCTCTTTTTCCGCAAGCGTTACGGTCACCGCGCACTCGTTTTAGAAACAGTTGCAGGGGTACCAGGCATGGTCGCGGGTATGATGACCCACCTTTACAGTCTACAGGCGTTTAAGAAAGGTCACGGTACCAAGATCCACGAGATGCTCGCAGAGGCTGAGAACGAAAGAAAACACCTCATGTTTTTCATGGAGGTGATCCAACCGTGGTTCATTGAACGTGTAATCATCATCCTTGCCCAGTTTATCTTCTGGCACTACTATTTGGTGATGTTTGTTCTATTCCCCCGAACCGCACACCGCATGACTGGATACTTCGAACAGGAAGCGGTACAAAGTTACACAAACTATTTGGAACTGATCGAGTCCGGAGAGATCAAAGATGTCCCCGCACCACAGATCGCAATTGACTACTACAGCGAACTCCACGAGTTCTCTAAGTTGTCTGATATGATTAAGTGCGTCCGTAATGATGAGATGCACCATGCTAAAGTCAACCACGCATATGCGAACGGACGACTATAGGATAAATTGATTGTTTTTATCGATATAACCGATCGTATTTGTCACTTTGTTATAGATAAATAGATTGGAGAAATCGGTTTACACGAAGGGGATAATGCGGTATAATGTCCCCTTATTATATTATGGAGTGGTAAATGAGTAACGAATTCTTATGGGTGGAAAAGTACCGCCCAAAAACTGTATCCCAAACTATCCTACCCACAGAACTGAAAGAAACGTTTCAGAACATTGTGGACGGTGGAGAAATCCCGAACATGATGTTTAGTGGGACTGCTGGGACAGGTAAAACTACAGTCGCTCGTGCGATATGCGAGGAACTGGAATTAGATTACATCGTAATCAACGGGTCCGAAGAAGGCAACATTGACACACTACGAGGAAAGATCAAGCAGTTCGCCTCTTCTGTCTCGTTGGCTGGTGGTTACAAGGTCGTCATCCTTGATGAGGCGGACTATCTAAATCCCCAGTCAACCCAACCCGCATTGCGTGGGTTCATCGAGGAGTTTTCGAAAAACTGTAGGTTCATCATGACCTGTAACTTCGAAAACAAGATCATCGACCCATTACACTCGCGATGCACTAAGATCGCGTTCAGCGCCACCAAGAAGACTCTCCAGTCTCTCTCGGCGGAGTTTATGCAACGCGCGATGACCATTCTCCAGACGGAGGGTGTAGACTATAATAAGGATGTCCTTGCGCAGGTCATCATGAAACACGCACCGGATTGGAGGCGTGTTCTGAATGAGTTGCAGAAAGGATCGATTTCGGGGTCACTGAACGTGGCGTCTGCTCTCGACGGTGAAGTCGTAGATAACTACACTCAGTTGTTCGGCGCAATCCGTGATAAAAACTTTAAGAAGATGAGGACGTGGGTCGTCAATAACATTGACGTAGAACCAGCGGCGGTATTCCGTGGTGTCTACGATCGCATGTATGACCATGTCTCCCCGAATAGTATTCCACAACTTGTTTTGATACTTGCTGACTATCAATACAAGAATGCGTTTGTCGCAGATCATGAATTAAACATGGTCGCCTGTCTCACAGAGGTGATGGCAAACGTGGAGGTCAAAGCGTGAGTCCGTTTGATTTCCTAAACAGCATTAACAGTACCAAGGTAAATTTACTCGATAAGGATCCGGAAAATATTAATCAATACAATAGCTTCCTAGTAAATAGGTCGCTTTCATACTTTCCAGATACTGTGTTAATTAGTAACGAAATGAACAGGTTGCATCATATAGATGCGAGACTTCAACACGATTTTCTTATAAATATTATACGTAGGAAAAAACGTTTCTCGAAATGGGATAAACCCCAAAGTACAGATATCGAGTGTATCAAAGAGTATTACGGATATAGCGATTCCAAAGCGAAGCAGATTATTGGACTCTTAACCTCGGCACAATTACAAGAACTCAAAAATAAGGTTAATAAAGGTGGAAGAGAATAATCTAGTTCAGTGGAACTCAGAGATGATGTTAGAGATCACCCTAGCAGAACCTGATGATTTCCTAAAAGTTAGAGAAACCCTTACCAGAATAGGAGTTGCATCAAGACGCGACAACACCCTATTTCAATCGTGCCATATCCTACATAAACAGGGTAGGTACTTTATCGTCCATTTTAAGGAGTTGTTTTTACTGGACGGTAAAAAGTCAAACTTAGAAACGACGGACATGGAACGTCGTAACACGATCGCAACCCTTCTACAGGATTGGGGTCTGGTATCAATCGTAAACCCAGAAGTTGCACAAGATTGCGCTCCTATGCGACAGATCAAAATAATTTCGTATAAGGAAAAGTCAAAGTGGAATCTGCAACCGAAATACAACATCGGTAATAACTAATGGCGAAAGAATATTATGACATTTTTGAAGGTCGCGAAGACAATATTCGCGACAAAGTCCCATTCATAGGTCGACTTCCTTTTGATATGGAGTCGAACTATGGGTGGACGCAGTTCATGGAAATGATGGACTCGCATCCAGATGACCTATACGATCGTAACTCAGATAAGATGCGTATTGGTCTTAATGCTTTTCATTCTCGCGGCAGTGCGCCAGAGTTTGCAAAGAACATTTACGAAGAAATGCAAGAAGTATTTTCACTTCACGAAAACAAGATCACTAACATTGCGTTTAGTGGATTTGGTCGTGCCAGTGGATCTTATCCTTGGCACAAGGATTCGATGGACGTATTCTTGGTTCAGGTTATCTCTACCGTGGGTCTCAAAGTAGAACACATTAATAACGAGGAGCCTTTTGATTTCGAGCCAGGTATGTTCGTCTATTTGCCAAGGGGAACCCATCACCAAGTATTCCCAAGGGTGTCTCGTGTTTCTTTCTCGTTCGGTGTGGAGGGTGATCCGGACCCATCAAAATACTACTAAGGAAATTCTCATGTCTGGTAAAAACGTTGTATCGTTATCAGAGGTCTTGAAAAGAAAACAGGATAAAGAGAAAGAACTTGAAATGTATCGAAGACATCTCACAATGATCGAAGACCGCATGGCCTTCCTAGAGATGGATCGAAAAGTTACGACGGAAATCATCGAGATGATCGAAAACGATGCCGTCGTAGTCGTTGATGATTCTCTACCTATTATACGTTTAGATGATGACGACTATGATGACCTAGATGATTGAATAGTGACATATTCACACGTCTAGTGTTACCTTTATACTCATAACGAGTATATATACTATCGACCTGCCACATAAGTGGGGGTTATTTTAAACTTGCTTAAAACTAAGGAGTTAGCAACATGACATTAACAGCAAAACAACTGTTCCCACGTTCAGCATTCGTCGGATTTGATACTATGATCGACGAACTAGACAGGGTCGCACGACACTCGGGTGATACGTTCCCCCCGCATAATATTCTAAAGACGGGAGAGGATCAATACCTAATCGAGTTAGCCGTCGCCGGTTTCACGGAAGACGAACTCGAAATCGAAGTAAAGAACCGAACACTTAGCATTCGAGGGTCTGTAAACGACACTAGAGAGTATATTCATAAAGGCATTTCGACGAAAAGATTTGAACGTCAGTTCCGTCTGTCGGAGTATGTTGAAGTAATGGGAGCTGATTTCAGGAACGGATTACTAGCCATTTCATTGGAAGTAATAATCCCTGAAAGTCAGAAGCCTCGTAAAGTAGCAATTAATTCGGGCGTCACTTATCAATCGACCCCGCAACTTTTAAACGAGGAGAACAACAATGGAGAAGAGCAACCGAGCCAACTCTAGGTTAGAAGAGATGGGTTGGATGTTCGCAGGACTATCAAGCGTATTCGTGGTAGCCGTCTGTGTCCAACAACTAATGTAATAAATAAGGGAACTTAGGTTCCCTTTTTTTATACATGAACATAAATCACTACAGACAAAAAGGTTGGGTCGTCATTGAGTCCGCACTAAACCCACACGAAGTCGATATGGTCAAACGCATCGGTGAGGAGATGCGCCTCCATGCCGCAGATTATTCCACATGGAGTGGTATCTCGTGCGCGGGCAACTTTGACGATCGACTGTTTCAGTCTTATACCAGTGATGTTATGAAAGGACTCGCGCGTGAGATCTTAGGGGATGAGGTCTATCTCTTCAACGATCAGATCGTCATCAAACTGCCCAATGACCGACTCCGTTTCGAACCTCACAAGGATAACCAATACGGACCCAACAGTGACGGATCCGTCCATACGGTCAATATGTCTTGGATACTTGACGACTTCACTGAAGAGAACGGCACACTTGAGATACAGAGTCAAGACAACGGAGAGTGGGTTACTATATACCCTAAGAAAGGTGACATCGTAGCGATACAGGGGAACACCTATCACAGATCCGGTAAGAACAGATCTATCTACAGTAGAGGTTTGTACGCTTGTGTTTACACGGAATCCCCGATACACCTTGAAGGATTTTACACTCAGAGATTCGTATGAAAGTAGTTCAGATCGTCATAAAGGGAAACGAAGTATCCGAAGAATATGCTGCACTCTCGCAGTATTCATTCGAACGCGCTCTGCGTGAGGGTTACATTGATTCGATAGAGAAGTTCGACGCAATCACCCCCGACTCCGAAGACTTCCAAGAACACGTAGACCGATACACATGGTCTCGTAGTTTGATGACACTGGACAATAAGAAGTTCGGTCAACCAAAGGACGACCACTCGCCTACAGAGAAGGCTGGGATGTGTTCTCACTGGGAGATCATGCGTCAGTGTGCGGTTAGCGGTGAACGCGTGTGGGTCATCGAACATGACACGTGGATGTTGGAAGAACGGTACGAGTCTTTTAAGGCTCTGGTCACTCTAACACCCGAAACTCTCTATGCAAACATTGGACTGTTCATGGGTATGTATTCTCTCGACCCAAGATTCTGTCACTGGGCGTATCACATGTTGACTACCAATGACTTTCCAATAAACTGCGGTCCTTACTGTGTTCTTCAACGTCTTTTCAGAACATACACCACAAATCACCTATCACATCCGGATATTAATTACTACGGAAAGCACGTTACTTCTTTACACCCATGGCATAACTGTGATACTATAGGCGTTGGTCGTGAAATTGGGAAGTTCTTTAATACAAATGATCCATTGGATAAATCACATGGGTTGCCTACGCCCACAACTCAGGTTGTTTCGAAAAGACTCGCTGTCACTCAGGAACATCACAGTTACAAACAGCAGTTACAAGACGAACCTTGGAAGAGGCATAAATTTTTTCACGTTATTGATTGACATAGCCTTTACAATGGGGTATAATACGTCCCATGAGTAAATTTTATACATCCGTGTTGCGAATGGGCAACAACATACTATACCGCGGCTATGACAATGGACAACAGTTCAAGTTGCGCGTACCCTTCAAACCTAAACTCTATGTTACTGGGAACTCTCCGTCAGACTGGAGAACTCTAGATGGCACCTCTGTCATGGAAATGCAGTTTGATTCCATGAAAGAGGCGACTGAGTTTACAAAACAATATCGTGAGGTCTCCAACTTTAAGGTCTACGGTATGACCAACTACGCGATGCAGTTCATCGCGGAGACCTTCCCCAATAACATTAAATTTGAACGTAAAGATGTTCGAGTTCTAAATATTGATATTGAGGTCGCTTCCGATCAAGGGTTTCCTTCTCCAGATGTTGCGGAACATCCCATAATCTCTATCGCCATTCGTAAGAACGATGGCATGTATTGGGTCTGGGGTCTCAACGACTACACGCCCACGCGCGAGGACGTTCTGTTCATCAAGTGCGACAACGAGGACGACCTACTGCGTAAGTTCGTAGACCATTGGGTTACCTATTCACCGGACATCATCACCGGATGGAACACAAGATTCTTCGATATCCCCTACATCGTCAACCGATGCTACCGAATGTATGGTGACGACACGTTAGTAAAACGTCTCTCACCTTGGGGCGCGGTACGTGAACGTGTGCAGAAGATCAATGGACGTGAAAATCAAGAATACATCATTGAGGGTATGGAACATCTTGATTATATTGAAATCTTCAAAAAATTTACATACAACACCTTGGGACAACAAGAGTCGTATCGACTTGACCACATCGCCCACGTCGTCCTAGACGAACGCAAACTCTCATATGAGGAACACGGAAACCTACACACTCTCTATCGTGAGGACTACCAGAAGTTTATTGACTACAACGTCAAAGATGTGGAGTTGGTGCACAAACTTGATGAAAAACTCGACCTGATTTCTCTGGTTCTGACTATGGCGTATCGCGGTGGTGTTAACTACGGAGATACCTTGGGTACTACGAATATTTGGGACTCGATCATCTATCGACTCCTGAACAAGAACAAGATCGCGATCCCACCCAAGACCGAAAAACCGAAGACCCCATACCCAGGCGGTTACGTGAAAGAACCGCAGGTAGGATCCCATGAATGGGTCACCTCGTTCGACTTGAACTCTCTATACCCAAACATCATTGTTCAGTATAACATGTCTCCAGAGACCGTTATGGACGGTCTGGTGGACGCATCGGTAGAGTCTTTCCTTGATGGTCAACAGATCCAAGGTGAGGGATATTCTCTCGCGCCTACGGGTGTGAGGTTCTCTCACGAACATAAAGGCATCATTCCACAGATCATTGAACAATATTACTCTGAACGTCGAATCATTAAAGATGAGATGTTAAAGTTAGACCAAGAGTATCAGAATAATCCTAACAAGACATTGCAGTATAAGATTACTGCATTAAACAACCAACAGATGGCAATCAAGATCCTAATGAACTCACTCTATGGTGCGTTGGGTAACAAGTGGTTCCGTTACTTCGATCAACGGGTCGCAGAGTCTATCACGATGGCCGGTCAGTTGGCGATCAAATGGGCAGAGAGGGCGGTTAATAATGAAATGCAAAAAATACTTGAAACTGAAGAAGACTATGTGGTGGCAATTGATACGGACTCTGTTTATATTAGGATGGGGGGCCTTGTTGACAAGTTTGCTCCTAAAAATCCAGTAAAGTTTTTAGACAAGATCTGTTCCACTCATTTCGAAAAGAAACTCGCTGAGTCATATGACAAGATGTCTATTGCTATGGGTGCGTATGTCAACCGCATGGAGATGGGACGCGAGGTGATCGCGGATCGTGGGATCTGGATGGCGAAGAAACGATACATCCTAAACGTCCACAACAACGAAGGTGTCCAGTACACAGAACCTAAACTCAAGATGATGGGTATCGAGGCAATCAAGTCTTCCACTCCGCAGGTCGTCCGCGATAAGTTTAAGGAAATCTTCCGCGTCATTGTGGAAGGTACTGAGACTGACACTCAAGGGTATATTAGTGACTTCCGGTCCCACTTCAAGACTCTGCCTCCCGAAGATGTGTCTTTCCCTCGTGGTGTTTCCAACCTTGATAAGTGGATCGACCGTGAACATGTTTTTAAGAAATCATGCCCGATTCACGTGCGTGGCGCGTTGACCTATAACAACGCGATAAAACAGAACGATCTCACCACACGTTATGAAAACGTGACGACCGGAACCAAGATCAAGTTCTGTTACCTCAAACTGCCTAACCGATTGGGACAGAACGTCGTATCGTTCCCTCTCAATCTACCCCCTGAACTCGGTCTACACAAGTTCGTAGACTATGACATGATGTTCGATAAGACCTTCCTTGACCCGTTGGAACCGATCCTTGATGCGGTCGGGTGGAAGGCAGAACCAGCCGCAACCCTTGAGGATTTCTTTGGGTAATGTGAAAAATTACCATAAAAAAGTTTTAAAAAAGTGTTGACTTATTCTCATACTTTGGTATAATGGGTACATAAAGTGATGAGAGATGATTATGACTTACGAAGAAAAGATTGCAATGTACGATGAGAAGCTGAAGTACGAAGTGTGCCCGATGCGCATTCGTCAACTTGAGGGTCGAAAGTACACTTTGATGTTCGAAGAAGTTGAACGCCGCCTCAACGAGTTTGTTGGTCCTAAGATGGAGATCCCACTGCAATGAATGTAACAAAGTCACAGATAGAACAATATGGTAAAGTGTTTAAGGATAGGTCGAATTCTTTCGATGATTGTGGAGACTTAGACCTCTTCATTCATCGTCATTTAAGAAACAACTCCTACTTCAGAGAATATATCACTTCCATTGTGGGAGAAATGTCCTTGACTGTCGGTCGTCATGTAGATGGTCAAATGGGTGTTGATTTGTCATTATTTAACCATGATACCGGAGAGCGCGTTCTCGATATTGATCTTGAACGATGGAATGCGTGGGGCACTGAGTGGCCGACTAACTATCGTTGGATACACGTTTTGGGCAGAAAGACAAAGTATGTTGAGTCCAATGTCCCTTTTTTATTCTGTCCCATGAGTCGAAATCGGGATCGTTTTTTAGTTGTTGATACCAAAGTGATCAAAAAGTATCCAGTTAAGAACAAGTACTTTGTCGGTAAAGGTCATAGTGATAATGTTCGAGAAGTACCAATGACTCAGGGATACATCTTTGGGTCGTATACTCTGAGAGAAAAGTCGCTTTTTAAGACTTGGACAGAGACAGTAAATCTCTTCTCTATAATGTGACTTATTACCTAAAAAAAGTCACGTTTAAGTGTTGACTTTCTCTCATACTTTGATATAATGGCTACATAAAGTCATGAGAGAGGTTGTTATGGGATACAGAATTTTGAACATTTCAGATGAAACCCGCGAGAAGTATCAAGAACGTGTGGGTCTGGAAGGTCCATTTTTCTATGACGGTGATAGAGTCTTGTACTATGATGCACGTGAAGGTGCCTATCTTGATCCCACTACCGACATGTACTTAACCTATGATGAATATCAGGAGTTTGTGTAATGAGTAATTCAATTATTGTTGTTATCGCCACTCAGTTTCGTGAGAACTACGGTGCCCACGATTGGGACGGTGAGGGTTACTGCCCTCAGCACTGGAAGTCCAAGGGTGGCGACACCTATTTCATCTCTGCTTCTGCGGCGGATATTGCCGACTCTCAGTGGTGGGTCGACGTTGAGCGTTCTATCGAGCACTCATCTGCATACTCTGAGGAGTACATCATCTCCGAGTCGGTCGTCGATCTTATCGACTTCCGTGAGGAAGACCACATCGAGTTCTGGGAGTCCGCGATCTGCGCGACGGTAGACTTCGGTCAGTTGTACTGCGAGAAGAAGGCACTCAACTTCGAGAACGAGGTTGTCGGTGTCCGTCGATGGGAACAGGACTCTATGGGTAAGGACGCATGTTCTCTAGAAAATTTTGATGAACCTGTGCGCGAGGAATGGCGCTTCAAAAAAGAGGCGAACCTCTATGGGGACGCTGCATAATTTTATTGACAGGTCTCCATTTTTCTAGTATAATGTGTAGTATTGATGGGAGTACTACATGATTTTATCTAAGAAAGACGCTATGTGGGCGTCTTTACAATTTATCGAATACTTCGAGAACTTCGGACGTATAGACGACTATTTTCGTGCGCGTAAGATTGAACGTGTTCGGAACATCCCTACACCATTGCCCGGTTTTAGTGTAGAGGATGATCTTTTTCAACAGTTCGATTTGCATCCTATGGATATGGACTTTAGAATACAACAACTACCTAACGAGATGTTCGATACCTTATTAGAAAAAACAGCGTCTTTCTCTCCAGATGAGTCGCCAGGCAAGACACATAAAATGGTTGTCATGGAGAAGACCACAAATACGATTGTTGGATTCATTCGTTTTGGATCCCCACTGATAAATTCGAAACCAAGAAATGAATACCTTGGGGGTGTTCCAGATCTCGACATCTTCAACCGTCGAGCGATTATGGGATTCAATATTGTTCCTGCTCAACCCTTTGGGTACAACTACCTTGGTGGTAAACTTCTCGCTGCTATCTGTTGTTCACACGAAAGTCGTCGAATTTTAAACAAGAAGTATGATACAGAGTTTTGTCTGTTTGAAACCACATCTCTATATGGTAATCTCAAAGGCGCATCGATGTATGATGGCATGAGACCTTATCTGAGATATAAGGGAGACACACAATCCAAGTTCCTATTGACCTTGGGCGAAGATATGTATCCTCGTATGCGTGATTGGTTCACTGAGAAGAATGGAGGAGAAGAAATCGTACCGAAGGGTGCATCGTCGCGTAAACTGAAAATGCAAACCAAGATGGTTGGTGTTATAAAGTCATCACTCAAAAAACACGATACAAAAGCATACGAGATGTTTTCAAAAAAGATTGCGACTGCGGGTGATGTCACAACACAAAAACGTTTCTACATGTCCGAATATGGTTATTCGAATGTGCGTGACGTTCTTCTTGGAAATACCGATAAGTTAGTCAAGGCGGAGAATTTCGATCGATTTGAGTTGGACAACGTTGTTAACTGGTGGAAGAAACTCGCGACCAAACGATACGAAAAACTGACACGAGAAGATCGAGTTCGTCATTCGCTGGAGGTTTGGAACCAAGAAACTATGAACGAGATTGATATCATACGATGAATATTACTATTGCGAGACTCAGATCTTTTGTCCGATATGAAGGACCGCTGCAAACCGTCCTTGACAGTTTTTTTGAAAACTATGTCAAGTGGATGAAGGCAAACCCACAACACAATTATGACACATACAATTGTTCCTTGGATGGATCGACACCTAAACGAACGCCAGAGACCATTGAGTGGGCGGATGTCATTGTTATTCCCAGTGATAGTGAGTTCAGATATCACGGTGAGTTACAAATGAACCCAAAAGACTTGGCGAAGAGTGAGTCACACATTGAGAAGATTGCACCTTACTTTGCAGGCAAGACTGTGGTCATGTTTAGGAGTGATCGGGGAGACACTGAAGAATTGTATCGAAGTTTTTTGCCGGACATCAAACACTTTATCACTATCGATGAGATTGATTTCAGCGGAAACATTCATGGTATGAAATACCATTTCATTCAAAGACTCAAAAACCCGATTACGGAAATGATGTATGAAGGTAAGAGTATTGATTTTGCGTACTGGGGAAGGATGAAACACGGGAACGACAGAGAGAAGACGATTCGTAAAATCTATCGGTCTCAGTTGTCGACCGTCATGGTCGGTGGATTTCCTTCTGGTGTGAAGAGGCAGTCGAAGTGGATCAAGGATTGGAACAAACTATATCCGATGTTAGAACCCGCTCGTGCAACCCTGTGTTTCAACTGGTTAGATCCTCAAGCAACCACATCGAGATACCCAGAGGCACTATCGATTGGTATGATACCTTTCGTTTGGCAAGACTACGACATTGACAACACCTACAACATAGACCCTTGGCAGAGAGTTCAAACGTTCGAAGAACTTGAGGAACGCATCCTTGAGTTGAGGGACGAAGAAGTTCTAAACCAAAAATTGGAGGAGTACAGAAACAACTACTCCAAGGTGCTGCTCACTGAAGACCAGTACTTTGCCGAATTCTCCGATCGGATGAACGAACTAGAAATGGTAAAATTACCATAAAAAAGTTTTAAAAAAGTGTTGACATATAACTACGACCTTGTTATTATTAAAACATGAGATATGAAGCGTACTTATACAGATACACACACCGTCCAACTGGACGGATGTATGTTGGTATCCACAAAGGATTGATCTCCGATGGATACAACCACTCCTCCACTTGTGAGGAATTTAATCGACTCTTGAGAGAGAGTTATGATGACTTTGATTATGAAGTGCTGCTCACCGGAAGTTACGGTGCAATGCAAAATGAGGAACATAGAATGCTAAGTGAAGCAAATGCAAAATCCAACGTGATGTTTTTTAACAAGTCCAACGGGTCTCCCGCGAGTAAGAAGTTCGATATGGATCGTGTCTTGGATCTCGCAGCAAAGATCAAGAACATGACCGGAGAACAGGAGATGGCGTCTGAGGTTGTGAAGACAACCTTCATTCAGGTACGTGCAGAAGATGACTGGACGCACAAACAGAATATCCAGAACGCTATCGATGAAGAACACGGTAACACTAAGAAGTTAAAACTTCAGGCGGTTCTCCTAGAAGATTACTTTGAAGAGGGTGATGACGAATATGGTGTTGATGGTTCTGCCGGTATTGGTGGTAACCACTCTACTCCTGCGACCAATGATTCAAAACACGGTGTTACCCTTGAGGTCATTCGGGTTCCCTTGTCAATGTGGGAAGGTTTGTCGGATTCAGAAGTTGAATACTTGGGCATGATGTTAAATGTTCAGGAAGGTAAGATTCAACCCAAAGTAAACCAGTCAGACGATTTCTCTAAGATTGCACAGAGTCTCTACTACAACCACAACATCGACCTTGGTTCAGATGCAATGATCATTGCACTTGAGAAGTTCAACATCACCAAACGTCAAATCAACTCCGCAGTCAACAAAGCGAAGAAGGCGATTGAAAAACACGAACTGAGTCTTGTCGGTAAGAAACTGATTGACTGGACACGTGGTTCTCAGAAGAAACACCTTGAAGAAGATATCATCCCAAGTTTCAATAAAGATGGTAAGACCTATGTGGAAGTAATCACCAGTGGTTCGGGTGGTTCAATCCAGACTTTCATGTCTAACTTCTACCGTGCACAACAAGAGTTCGCCTACGAACGTGCTGTGTGTCTTGTACGTCACCCATCTATCGCTGACCAAGAGTCTTGGATTTCTGGACCGAAGAACATTGCGGATCGTGATATGTTGGAGTTCTTCATGCAGAAGGCGGGTATTGAGTTCCAAGAGGTTGGTTTGAAACTCTTGCAAGATCAGAAAGAACAACTTACTGTAGGATAAAAGAAGGGGACTTCGGTCCCCTTTTTTCATTGACAGATACACTAAGTGTGTGGTATGATACACTCCATGTATGAATTAACTATATTTAAAAACCAGTTCGACAACAAGACTCATCGCCATATGGTATTAGGTGATTGGGATAAGTTTGTCAAAACGTTGAAGAACATGTATAAGGAAAAGGGAGAAAAGGGTGGAAATAATTCTAGTCCTCTTATTAGTCCTGCTGTTTTCGAAGTGGGTACGACTCGCAGTAACAAATCTACTAATTATTGGGGTGGCTGGTGTTGCGTTGATGTTGATGATCACAGTTTCTCTAGTGATGTACGAAGCCTTAACGAACAGTTGTATGAAACCTTCGGAAGATATGAATATGTTGTGTACAACACTGCATCGAGTCGAGAAGACCATCTCAAATTTAGAATTGTCTTTAGACTAGACGAAAACGTTGAGAATGAACGAATCAAGGCTTTCTGGTATGCATTGAATACCGAACTTGGTGATATCGGAGATCCCCAGACCAAAGACCTAGCGCGTATGTATTATGTGCCCGCACAGTATCCAAATGCGAAAAGTTTCTTCATCACAAATCAAGGTGATCCTCTTAATGTTTCTGAGTTGATTGCGAAACATCCCTACGTCGAAAAGACAGGCAATTCCTTCCTAGATAGATTACCACCAGAAATGCAGAAGGCGGTAATTGAACACCGTAAGAATGGACTAAATAACACCGACTACCGCTGGACATCCTATCGAGATTGTCCGTTCTGGCCCAAAAAACTGGGTGCAGAATATCAGACGATTTCGGGGACAGGTTGGTATTCGAAGATTTATGCGATCATGGTCGCAATCGCAGGGAACGCATACTCACGAGGGTATCCGATCACTGCAAAACAAATAGAAGAACTTTGTAGAGAGTTCGACCGCGAAACGGGTAACTGGTATGATAATAGACCGTTGCACGTGGAGGCGGATCGCGCACTAGAATATGTTTATAGGAATGGATGAATGAAACGTGTAATAATTACGGGAGCGGCAGGATTTATCGGGTCGCAACTCATGGCTAGATTGAAAGAAAGAGACGGTTTGGTTGTCAAAGGTATTGACAATTTTAATAAACATTTATATAGTCCGTCCCTTAAAGTTGACCGCATGAAACATTTCGACCTCGACATCTGGGGTTGTGATCTCTGCGACGAAGTAAAGACCGAAGCACTCATTCGAGAGTTTCAACCGGACACGATAGTCCACTTGGCTGCAATGGCAGGTGTGCGTGATTCGTTGGGTAAGGAAAAGAGTTACCATCGAAACAACATCGACGCAACACAAAACCTAATCGACACTTGCAAAAAGTATTTCCCCGAAATCCGTATTGTCTACGCATCCACCTCGTGTGTGTATGCGGGATCACCAGTGCCTTGGACTGAGGGAGAAGAGACGGGTAAACAACTCAACGCATATGGTTACACTAAGTGGGCGAACGAATGTCAGATGCAGTCTTCCGGTCTTAACACAACTGGTCTACGTTTCTTCACCGTTTACGGCCCTTGGGGTCGACCAGACATGGCGTTGTTTGACTTTACCAAAAACATTCTTGCAGGTAACCAGATCACCGTATACAACTATGGTGATATGAAACGCGACTTCACTTACGTCGATGACATCAACGACGGTATTGAGATCGTACTAGATAATGCGGACATCCCAGCAGGTGAGATCTTCAACATTGGACGTGGCGAACAGGTCGCGTTGATGGACTTCATTTCGGAGATTGAGAAGAACACCGGCAAGGAAGCAGACAAGAACTTAGCACCTAAACACCCAGCAGACACGTTAGAGACATGGTCTAACACTGCGAAATTACAAGCACTTGGATATGATCCAAAGGTCAGTATCGCAGAGGGGGTAGAACGGTTCTATGAATGGTACAAAAAATACAATGAGGTAGATGCCTAATGGCAACTGACAATACGGAAAAAACTTTCCGACTTGCAATAGTTGGACATGGGTTTGTGGGACAGGCAGTTGAGTTTGCCTTCACACATCCTCTCGTGCAACACATGTTAATCGATCCAAAAAAATACAATAATGACGTGGAAGACTTCAAGTCCATGTTACCAGACGAACAACCACATTGCGTTTTCGTATGTGCGCCGACACCGTCGAACGACGACGGTTCGGTAAACTCATCGATCGTAGAGAGTTCGGTATTGAAATCACTGAACTACACAAACGCATTGGTTGTTGTAAAATCAACTATCACACCGGACGTGGTCGATCGTTTGTACGCGTCCATGTCCAAAGAACAACACGACAGATTCTGTTATAACCCAGAGTTCCTCACAGAGAAGAATGCGAAGGCGGATTTCGTCTCTGCAAAATTCCACGTGATGGGTGGTACACCACAGGCAGTACTTGAAATAGTAGATATCTATGAGATCTTCGGTTCATGTGAGTCTAATGACTATCACAGAATGAGTGCTTACGAGGCGTCCTTCGTCAAGTACACCATCAACTCTTTCCTATCAACCAAGGTTACCTTCTTCAATCAGTTGTACGATCTTGTGAACTTGTATGGTTGCAACTTTAACACGGTTGTTCGTGCTGTTGGACAAGACGATCGTGTAGGTGTGGGGCATACTCGTGTGCCAGGGTTTGATGGAAAACGTGGATTCGGTGGTGCGTGTTTACCAAAAGACACCAAGGCATTCTTACGATTTTCTACACATGATAAGGACGACGGAACTATTGCGTCGTTTGATTTACTTGAAAAAGTTCTTGACATCAACAGCGATTATAGGGTACAATATGAACTCGATGAACGTGAAAAAGTCAACAACATTACATTCGTAGATTTCGGAGGAAGCAAGAATGTCGATAATGGACAAACTACAGAAGAACAGCAAGATCAAGGAGACAGCGACCCTCTCGACGAGTAAGTTCTTCACTGAAAAAGATATGGTACCTACCGACGTTCCAATGGTGAACGTCGCGTTATCCGGTTCCGTGGACGGTGGTATCTCGCCGGGACTTACCGTCCTTGCGGGACCATCAAAACACTTCAAGACATCATTCGCGCTACTTATGGCGGGTGCATATCTTAACGCAAAACCAGAGGCGGTTGTCCTCTTTTATGATTCGGAGTTCGGTTCTCCGCAGTCATACTTCGAACAGTTCGGTGTCGATACTGACCGTGTCTTACACACACCGATCGCAAACGTCGAAGAACTCAAGTTCGATCTGATCAACCAGTTAGAAAACTTAGACCGAAATGATGATGTTATGATTGTGATTGATTCTATCGGTAATCTTGCATCTAAGAAAGAACTAGAAGATGCGTTGGCTGAAAAGGGTGTTGCAGACATGTCTCGTGCGAAAGCACTGAAAGGTCTGTTCCGTATGGCGACCCCATACTTGACGATGAAGAATATCCCTCTTATCGCAATCAACCACACATACAAAGAGATCGGTTTATTTCCAAAAGATATCGTTGGTGGTGGAACAGGTATCTACTACTCTGCTGACAATATTTGGATTATTGGTCGTCAACAAGAGAAACAAGGAACAGAAGTTGTTGGATACAATTTTGTTATCAATATAGAGAAATCTCGTTATGTCAAAGAGAAGTCAAAAATTCCTATCGGAGTTTCGTGGGAAGGGGGTGTTCAAAAGTATAGTGGTCTTCTCGATGTCGCTCTTGCTGGCGGTTATGTCGCTAAGCCTTCTAACGGTTGGTATCAAAAAGTTGACACAACTACAGGCGAACTCGTTGGGACTAAAGTACGAACAAAGGATACCCTAGAGGCAAGTTTCTGGGAACCTGTTTTCGAAACAACAAATTTCGCAGACTTTTTAGAGAAGACCTATAGAATCGGTCTCGCCAGTAAAATAAATGCAGAAGATATTTTGGAGGAAGCATAATGGATCTGGACTTAGACAAGCCATCCGAAAACTTAGACTACACTCTTGAAGCAGTATCGATCAAAGGCAGTCCCATGTGGAATGTCAGTCTTATGCGTTCTCCCTACGAGAACGTTACGATTCGATATCGCAACGTCACGATTGATGAGAGTAGCGAATCTATAAAATTTAACTTTGATGTTATTGACACACCCGACAAATCCGTGTATAATACAGACAATATTGAGTTGCAAAGTTTTGCAGCCGATGTACTACAGGATATTTTAGCGGAAGCGGTGCACAACAAAAGCATTCGCACAGTAGAGGGAAACGATGACGGAGATCAACCTACAACAGACGATTCTACGGAATCTACTGACTAACGATTCATATACGAGAAAGGTTGCTGCCTTTCTTGTTCCGGATTACTTTGAGGGGACATATCAGTCCATTCTCAAAGAGACACTCAAATACATCGGGAAGTTCAATCGTCTGCCGACACTTGAGGCATTTAAGATTGAGATTGATGAGAATGATCGTCTACCGGACGAACAGTATCGTCATGCTATGGAAATCCTTCCCGATATCTTCACACGTGCTGATGAAGATATGGAATGGTTGGTTGAGAAGACTGAGAAGTTCTGTCAGGATCGTGCGGTCTTCAATGCGGTAATGGAGTCGATCTCTATCATCGACGGCAAACACCAGACCCTCAGTAAGAACGCGATCCCAGACGTATTGACCAAGGCACTGTCTGTGTCGTTCGATACCAACATCGGTCACGACTATCTTGAGAACTCTGACGCACGATTCGACTTCTATCACCTAGAAGAGGAACGCATCCCGTTCGATCTTGATTACTTCAATCGAGTCACAAAGGGCGGTCTACCTAACAAGACCTTAAACATCGCTCTCGCGGGCACGGGTGTGGGTAAGTCTCTATTCATGTGTCACTCTGCCGCAGGGGCTCTCAGTTCCGGTAAGAACGTTCTATACCTCACGATGGAAATGTCCGAAGAACGAATCGCAGAACGTATCGACGCGAACCTACTTAACGTGCCGATGGATCAACTCGAACACTTGAGTAAACCAATGTTCGATGACCGCGTCTCAAGGGTCAAGGGTAAGACCGAAGGTAAACTGATCATCAAGGAATACCCAACGGGCAGTGCACACGCGAACCACTTCCGTGCGTTGTTCAATGAACTCAAACTGAAGAAACAGTTTGTTCCCGATATCATCTATATCGATTATCTCAACATCTGCGCCAGTGCGCGTATGAAAGGAATGGGCGGTGCTATTAACTCGTATTCGTATATCAAGTCTATTGCTGAAGAGTTACGTGGTCTTGCCGTGGAATTCGACGTGCCGATCGTGTCTGCAACGCAGACGACTCGTTCTGGTTTCAATAATGATGACGTGGGGTTGGAAGATACGTCCGAGTCTTTTGGACTACCCGCAACCGCCGACTTCATGTTCGCACTTATATCCAATGACGAACTCAAGGCAAACAACCAGATCCTAGTCAAACAGTTGAAAAACCGATATAACGATTTGAATACATATCAGAAGTTTGTCGTAGGTATTGACCGTAGTAAAATGCGTCTATATGACGTTGATCAAAATGATTCACCCCTAAATAAAGAAGTAGATAATGGACCAGCGTTTGATAACTCTAACTCCGGTCAACGAATTGATTCCGAAAAATTCGAAAACTTCAAATTCTAAGGGGAAGTCATGGATCCAGTCCTACACACATTAATAGCGGTAGCACTTATGTGGACGTGTTACTTTGTTGGAGGCATTTTGGGGAAACAAAGAGGTATAGAAAACACTCTTGTGTATCTTCTAAATACAGGTGCCTGTACTGAAGAAGATTTAAGAAAGGCTAATGAGGAATTCGACAAAAAAAACCAATAAAGTTTATAGTTGCCCAGTGGTTCCTACCATTCTGGAGGGTGATTGTGCTTTCGAGATACCAGATGAACTATACAAACAGTTCAATCTGAACGCGGGAGATTCTGTTTCTTTTAAAAAACAAATTGGCGATCGATATTCCATGATCATTCATCGTAATGGTAAAGAAAAATGACAGAAGTTGTTATTCGTAACAAAGAAATGTTGAAGACTCTGAACAGTTTCTCAGATGAGATGCTGTCTAAACCGTCGTACAACGACGAAAAGTATTGGACCTATCATGAACGCAAGGACGTGGATCTAGGGTCATACTACACATCACGTGAGTATCTCCTAGACTGTTTATCTCGTGGAAATGAGGGTCTAGTTGGCCCGCCCGATAGGTACTTCGCACAACCGATTTCAAAGATGGTGCGTGAA